CTTTTTATATCACCCTTACTTTTATAATCTAAATTCAATAAATCACATACAACCTTTTTAGATAAATGACCATTTGTAAATTTGAAATATTTTTTAACTTTTTCTATAAATAATTCATTTTTTATGATCTTCATTTTTTCAATATGTTTTTCTTTTTCTATTTTTGTCTGTTTTTTGTTTTGCATATATTCTTGAATATCCAAATGCGTTTTACTCATTCTGAATTTATCAACATATTCTTCTTTTTGTAATCGATATGTAAAATCATTATCATGATGTTTCATATAAAAATTATAATCCCATCTTTTACCTCTTTTTTCAATCAAATATATAGATGTTGACAGCCAATAATCAAAAGGTTTGAATGGTTCATAATTTAAATTTTCAATACATATTACATTTAATTTATACAAATTGCTTGGTTTTTTTTCTACATTATTAAAGTAATTTACAATTTTATTATGTAGTTCATTTTTGGTATTTATTTTTGGAAGTCTTACAAGTGCAGTTAACATACCATTACCAGTCATAACATAAGCATTTTCATCATTATAATTTAACCTTTTTGTCAAATAGTTTTTTAATCCATCACAATCATATTTTTTATTATAAAACGCAAATTCAATAACATATGATTGATACAAATAATCGTCATTTAAAATATCTCCAATATTATCCATCTATTTATATTATACAAATATTTTTTATATCTTTAAAATAATTAATAAAGTGAATAATTATTTTAAAGGAAGTTGCCCTTAATATCTGGATAACAAAATTTCTTAAACTGTATTTCTAAACATTCTCGTTGTATTTCTCTCCGTAATTTGATTGCATCAAATACCCATCTTATTTTATTTTCGTTATGAAATACGTCCTCGCCATCATACCAGTCACTAAACTCTTTTAACTCTTTTACAAACGGATATGTAGGTCGGGCAAACATTATGATATTATTTTGTATTTGTAATTCTAATTTTTCCATATAATATACACTAATATTTTATACAACAAACATAGCCGCTTGTGCTGCCGCTGTTGCGGATTTCCTTCCCACTTTTGCCCCCATCTTCGCAGCACCTTTGACATTACTCTTGAATTTATAACCAGTTTTCGTTAATTTGTGAGTCAATTTGGCTACCTTCTTGACCTTACCTTGCTTGGTCGCTTTGCGAAGTTTTGAAACTTGTCGCTTACCACGTGCCGCCATATGAGCCGCCTTATCGCTCTTTTCTACACCTTTTTTAATCTGCTCAAAGATGTTAGTCATTATATACTTAAAAAAGAAAATACTGATTATTCGTTTTCATTTTTGTCTTCTTCTTCAAAAACCAACTCATTAAAATTTCTAAAAAAACGAAAGTCAGCACTCTCCCTCAACGATGTATCGATTAATAAAAAATCATAACGGGATTTATATGCAGTATTCATAATTTCGTCTGCTTGTTTTTTAGGCATTAACATATATTCTTCTTGAATCGTATTTATTTCTCTGTTAGTTTTTGGTCTAAACAGCATTATCATGGAGGCATTTGAACGAAGTGCTGGCGATAAATCGGTTACCTTATGCCCTACAATCCATATAGATAAGTTTTTATGGCGACGGTTTTTGATTATTTGATTAAGAGTTTTTTCATTTTCACGAGAACGAAGTTGAGAACTAACGTCATCTAAAATCAACAAATTATGTTTATTATCTTCAATTGCTTCATCTGTGATCTCTTCTACTAAATCAAATACATCTTGGTTCAGTTCTTCAAACTTTTGGTCGTCCGCTATTTTTTCTAACGGACTATCCTTGATTGTATGGGCTGATGGAGAAACAAAAATAACTTTATCAAACATTTTACGGTAAGATAATTTTCGTGTTTTGTCTTTTGTCTGTTTATTTGACTTTAAAAGATTTATCAATAAATTGGTTTTGCCCGAACCCGATGCTCCCGATATTATATAAAAATGACTTGTCGCCATCAAAGGCTCTATAATTTTTTTGCCTTTGTTATCTTTGATACATTTATCACAAGACATATCAACACGATTAACTTGGAGTTCTTTATTTTCAATCTCTTTGATTTTCATTTATTATAAAAAGAGAAAAAACATCTATACAAATAGCATTTGTGGTGGTTGTTTTTTAATAGGTGATGCTGTGGGCGATGGTGTGGGCGTTGGTGCTGGTTTTGGTTTTCGTACATATTTTTTTTTAGGTTTAGGTTCTGCTGGTTTATTTTGAGAAGCCATTAATTCCTTGTATTGTTTCATGGTAAGAGGTTTATCATCAGGGTCAATTTCTTTTTCAACGGTTAAAGGAGAAGGTAAAATCGGGGAGGGGGGAGTAGTATTAGTCTTTTTTGCTTCCCGCCTTTTTCTATTAGCCTCTTTCAATCTTTCAGTAGCCGCAATTTGCGCGGCTGTCCGCGCCTTCTTTAATTTAGGAGGAGGGGGAACATTCGCAACAACATCAAATGATTCTTCTTCGCTACTTTCATCGCTACTATCCTCTATTACCATTACCGCTTCTTTCTCGCTTAATTTTTCAATCGGTTTTCTAACGATACTTTTTTTTCCCATTATATATATATATATGGAAGATATAAAAAATTTACCTAAAACACAACTGGATTTTGATGAACTTGGAAATTATTGTGATAATATTACTAATGAAAATGTATGGGATAATGGTCGTGATTGGAGTGTGAAGAAGAAATACAACTATTCGTGGAACAATTTAATAATTTTCAAAATGACGACCCGCTTGTAGATATGGATAAGCTTGATCCTAAATTTATCCCACTCGCCGAATTCCATAAAAAGTTTAGTGGCTTTGATGATAGTGTAATTGAAATGCTTTATGAATGTGAAAATAAAAAACTGGAAGATGCTCGTATTCCTCCTCTGCGTGTTAAGAACGAAACTGTAAGCCTCACCAATAATTTATCTAATATTACATATATAGATGACCCGAAAGATTGTAAATCAAAAACAAAATGTGAAACAAATTGTGAAAATAGTGTTAGGGGACTTGAAACCTACGAAGAAGAAGAAGAAGACGAAACCGAAGTCAGCGTCTAAAGCCAAATCTGCGTTAGAAGTAGCACGTAATCCGCAACCATACCAAATCCCATTATATTATCCACCATATCCCAGCCCTCTTCCTAAAAAAAAGTTTGATGATAGTTCAAAAGTAGCAAATGCTTTAAGAAATTATGCATCGGTTAGTAAAGCAGAAATAAAAAGATTACGTGGAGATTTAACGGCATATCGGCAAGAAGCACAAACGGCTTTTAAACAAGGTGTAGCATTTCCTCGTTCGACAGTAAATGTAGGTGATGATAATATTACAGGAACTGATGTAACTGATGTTGGTTCTGTTACGTCATCTGTGCCTTCCGCACACGACCCCGATAGTGATTTTAGCGTTTCTGCTCCATCTGTGCCTGCAAGTTCGCCGACTGATTTTAGCGTTTCCGCTCCATCTGTGCCCGCAAGTTCGCCGACTGATGTAAGTGATTTTCATGATGAAACTTCTGCGGGAGAAGAAACTTTAATGGGTTTAGCAGGTGCTGGTGCTGGAAAATTAACCGAACCTGATTATACGACAGATACAAGTGTTGGTTCTAAATCCGTTAGATTTAATCCTGTATTAGATGATTTTATGGATTTAATTTCGGGTGGAGAAAGTGATTTCGCACCAAGAGCATCTAAACAGCAACGGGCATCTCGTCGTTCAAGAGTTTATGTAGATAATGCTTCTAATCGCAGGTTAGGTAGAGTTGGTAAAAGTTATTAAAAAATAGTTTATTAATATATATGACTAACAAACTATTTGTGGTTTTGATGTGGAGCGATTACGAGAGAACCCGAATTGGATATTGTGGATTGTTTCCAACTAAACAAGAGATTTTAAAAAGAATACCCATCTTAAATTATAATGATCTAATATTTAAGGAAAAAAAATATAAGACTTGTAAAAGTTTATTTGACTGTATAGAAATCCCAACTTATAAAAAACATTATTTTAATTCATACCATTTGACAAATGATAGAACATT